CAATTACTGCCTAATTGGGTGATAAATAATGAATTTTTGTATCTTTATATCAAACCTGTGATTGCCCATGATTTTATTTTGAAATATTAAGATGCAGTTGGTACATACACCAAGCGACCGCCGATATCCCGATAACGATCACCGACACCATTAAGCACACTCCAACAGAAAGTACCCGCATAACCGCCATAATACCAACGACCGCCCAATCGGGCGATTCTGTAACCATTTAGGTTTGCGGTAACATAAGCATAGTCACCAACAGGAAGTGAAGATGTTCCACCGATTTCTGACGGAAGGAATAACCAATCATATTTCTGTGAATAACCAAATGCTTTGACATATCCATTTGCATTGCAAAGACAGAATCCTGCACCTTCATAGTTGTCTGTTCTCTTGCTCTCTGCAAAATTGAAGTCTGAACAGATGAAAGGTTGACCACCATTCATTGTTCCATCACCCCAAATGTTGATGCCATAGACGAATTTCCAAAGGTTGCCCCAAGGGTTTTCCATTCCCCTATATGTAACCGCTAATTTTCCGCTTGTTGTGTAAGGTGTTTGAGTTCCACCAATTTCATTGATGGTTTCAGTTGCCTGACCTGTCGCATTACCAAGTGCAGATGTTGAACCGGTCAAAGATGAACAGTTGTATGAACTGTTGTCAGTGATTGACACAATACCCTGACCAATAGCGGTCTGCATATTCAGCATAGCCATTTCAACAACCATCAAATATTGGTTTGCGGATGCTGCTTTGATGTTGTCTGAATGCCAACCAACACCCCTGTTCTTTGCTAACTGTTCAACATTTGGTCTTGTCAAATTCTGTGTCAGACCGGATGCAGGTTTTGCACCGGCTATTGAACAGAACTTGTCAGATGAAAAATCTGCAACCTGTTCATCCAAAAGCAAATATGCACCTGTTCCATCAGCACCACCATTTGCATCATAAATTGAACCTTCAAATGCTGAAAGAAGGATATAATCAACTTCATTTCCGTTTTCATCAAAGAATGCCGGGTGAAGTGAGAATCCAACATGGGGGATGGAACTGACATAATAGTTTGCTTTTCGCAGATGATAACCAAGTCCAGTTTCTTGCTTTTCATAGATGACCGGAACAGTCATATAATAGAATTTTGGTTGATACACCATAACCTGACCCATTGAACCATCTTCTGCATAATCAGCATCACCATAATATGCAACAATAGTTCCATCATCAGCAACATTGCATCTTTTTCTGCCCCCAAACATTGGGAAGGCATCAAAATCTGCACCCTTGCTGAAACCAACTGCTGCACCAAGTCTTTCAAAAGTATTGTTGGTATAGTCAATTGATACACCAAGGATTGTTTCATCTTCTAACAGACCAAGTGTTGCTTTCAGGTCAGTAACACCAACCAAGATTTCTTTGCTATTGAAATTTTCACTTCTTAACTGTGAAAGATTGGATTCTGCACTGACATTTTCAGCAGATAAAGTTTTCAGAACTTCATTTGCAGTTGAAACAGATGCATCCAAGTTTGTTTTTGCAGTTTCAGCATTATTGATGACAGATGCAAGGTTTGCTTTGATTGTATCTGCATTATTGATGACAGTCTGCAATTGACTTTTTGCAGTATTTGCAGTTGAAACAAGTTCATCAAGATTCAGTTTCAATGTGTTAGCTGCACCAATTGCAGTGTTCAAGTTGGAAAGTGCAGTTTCAGCAGAAACCCTTGCAGCATCCAAATTTGTTTTTGAAGTGTTTGCAGTTGAAGTTGATGTTTCCAATTTACTTCTTGCAGTATCTGCATCAGTGATGGTATTCTCTGCATTTTCAATGGTTGTATTCAACGCATCTTTCACCTGATTTGCAGTATCAGTCACACCCACAAGGTTTGTTTTAGAAGTTTCAGCATCTGAAATTGCTTCTTCAAGATTTGTTTTTGCAATGTTTCCGGTGTTGATAGTTGATTCAAGTGCAATTTTGAATTCTTCTGCACTCTGAACATCTTCACCAAATTCTTCAATCAACCTTTCAATTTCAGTCTTGTCAGCAGTGATTTGGTCTTTGATGTCCTGATAACTGTTGTTATCATCATTGACCTTTTCCAATGCACCAACAATGGAATCCCTGACTTCTTCACCATACACTGCATTTTTGATTTGGTCAGTATAATGTTTAATATCAGCCATTGTTTTCACCTTCCTTTTCCTGCTCTGTTGCATTTAATTTTGCATAATCACTTGCCAATTCAGCATTCTTCTGTTGTCTGACATCAGCAAGGATTCCGGTCAAAATGGAATCAACAAGGAACATGGGAAGTTTGAATTTCTCATTCACCTGATTGATTGCCATGATATAACCCTTCTTTGATTCTTCCATTGCCACTGACAATGGGATGTTCATTTCTTTCTGCTCTGCCATTTTACATCACACCTTTCTTTTCGCATATTTATATGATTTTGATGGTTCTTTGTGGTTTTCTGACACAATTGGTTCTGTCATTGATGTGTTGATTGTAAATGCCTTTTTATCAACATATTCCATGTCATCAACCCAAGTGGTTTCAGATTCAGTGTCATCACCATCAAGTGACATCAATGCCATTGGTGGACTGACAATTGATTTCAATTCCTGAATTGCTTTGATAAGATATGGAATCAGTTCCAAGAATCTGATGCTTTTTACATCAGATTTTTCATTGGTTTTGACCATTTCCGGAAGAACCATTTCAAGTTGTTGTGCAATCATACCAACATCAATGTGTTTTCCTGATTCAATCCAATCAAATGACTTCAATTCAATTTTGTCCAACACTTCAAGTGCATTGACCTGTGTATCAACAATGTTGGTTTTCAATCTTGAATCAGATTCATGCAAAATATCATAATAATGCATATCTAAATCAGAATAAAAGTTAATATCAACATTGTTATATATACAAAATTCACCATCACCAATTCCAACATAAGAAGTGTATCTTGAATTGTTTGCACAAATATAAAACATTCCATCTGTTGCAATGCCACAATCATAATCATTGAACCACATCAGTCTTGAATCTTCACTGATGTAAAGATTACCCCATGTATATGTTGGACATTCAAAATGCAACCCTTCTTCATAACCTGTTGCATTTGAATTGTGATATGCAAGTTTTGTTGCATAGTAACCATAATCTTCATTCCAAACTGACCATGACATCCAACCTGCATCTTCTTCAAGATTAAAAACCAATCCACGATATTCCGGCAATTCTTCCCAATAAGAAGTTCCAAGCATACCAATCATTTCACCATTGGTGTAAAAAGTCTGACCATAAGGGTGTAATGACATCAGAATATCATCATTATAGTCATAAATATTCAATTCACCATATTCAATTTGAACATAGGTTGAAATTTTATTCCAAGCAATTTTGACACCATAGGCATTTTGTTGAAGTGTAGATGAAAAATCACTTGTGTTCAATTTCTTATTGACCTGTGAAGTGATTGCATCTGTTGTCACTTTGATTTGTGCAGATGTGGAATAATTCTTCAATCTGTTGTCAGTATAGGTTTGAGAAGTCTGTTGAGCAGACAAAAGAACCGCATCCTTGGTTGTTGTGATTCTTGTTTCAACTTCTGATTTGGTGTAGTAGGTTTTCAACTTTTCATCTGTTGCTGCATTTGCATTGGATTCAGCAAGTTCAATTGCAGTTTCAACAGATGTCTTGTAACCTGCATCAAGTTTTTCAGCAGTGATTGAACCTGCAACAATTCTTTCACCAACAATCTGACCATCCATTGTGATTGCCAAATTATATTTGCCATTGTAACCTGTTGAAGAATAACCAAGTCCATTCAGATTCCACCGCCAAAGTTTTTTTGCAGTGCTGATGTCATCTGTGTCCATGATAAGTTGTTCATTCGCAGTGGTCACCACATGACCATGTGTTGCGGTCTGAATCAATTCACTTGCATTTTCCTGTGCTTCTTTCAAAATATCACTTTTTGAAGGAATGTTTTGAACCTTTTCCATGATTTCTGCATTTGCAGATTGTGATGTATTGGTCATTGTTTTGACTTTATCTTGACCAAGTTTTAATCTGTTACTTTCCGGTGCATCAAGTGCAATTTCCATTTCTGTGACCGGGAACAATTGGTCAAGTCCATGTGGTTCAGACCTAACCCTGACATAGTTCAAAATGTTGATTTTGTCAATGTCAACATCCAAATCA